ATCTTGGTCGTGGCATGGATCCCGAGGACAAGAACGAGTGGTATGCGTTCATGGAACAGTTGAAGAACTTTGCCACTAGAAATTGGTTAAACTTCTCCCCGGGCAACATCTCAAAATTCAAACATGCTTTGCGTTCAATGAGTGCGGTGAAAGAAAGTATCTTAGAAAGTTACTACGGCAATCGCAAAGTCAGCTACGCAGGTGCTCCCACCGAAGCTAGATTGATGATCCGGCACAATCGTGATCTTGCCGAAGGTGATGCAAGGTTCCGTTATGTTGAATCCCTGTTTATTGAAACCACCGACGGCGAACGTTTTAAATTACCGTTTCGCAATTTAGCCGGTGGTCGTGCCATGCTTGAGCATGTTCGCAGCGGTGGACGTCCTTACGATCCACGTGGCACACATATCAGTTCAATTGTAGAAGAACTCTCTGTGTTGAATCGTTTTAGAAAAGCACATCATAACCGCGTATTTGAAGGCCATGCCGGCGACTTAGTTGAGCGCAGCAACCATTATTTTGAAAGCCTACGCAAAACAATCAAAGGTCTTTCAACGCATCGTGGCTACAACTCATATTTTGAATCCTGGCAGCCTTTGGATCTTCGTGAAGAAGATACCTTGGTAGAAGAACTCAAACAGTTGTTTATTGAACAGACTCTGGACACAAGAATTGAACAGGCCTTGCCTGTGTTGGCAAGACTACAAAGGACCGATGCCATGAAAGAAACACAAGAATTTGCAGCACACATTCAAAAAGTTGTTGAAGGAACTTGGGCATTGCCAGACACACCCGAAGCACAACAAACTCTTGTTGACTTGTTGAATCAGCCCACATTACCAGTTGGTCCCGACGCCGAAGATCTAACTGCACAGCTCTACGATATCATTGGTGATGACGAGTTGTATGACCAACTGCAAGACTTGGCCAATGTTGATGCTGATGCTGATGCCAAATCCATTATCCTAGCACGCCTAGAAGAACTCAAAGCAGATCCAGGTGTTGCCAAAGTCATGGCACAAGTCACACGTCCTGAACAAGCACCACAGCAACAGCAACAACCACAAGCACCACAGCCTGAACCCACTTCTGAAGCCGACAACTTGGCAACGTTTGAAGCGGCAGGGTGCAATATGACTGCCGAAGGCGAAGAATGCCCAATGCATGGTCTAGAAGAATGTGGCATGTATGGTCCAGCCATACGAGAATCTGAAGAAGATTTGGCAAGATTAAAACAGTTAATAGGCAAGATCTGAGATAAATAAATTTGACACAGAGACAGAAAGCGCATATACTCCGTGTGTATGCGCTTTTTTATTGACGTGTATAGGCATCATGTCGCAAGACATATTAGGCACACTTAGGCATTTATAGGAGAAAACTTTATGGCCTCATTAGCAGAAATCCGCGCACGACTCGCAGCCGCAGAGTCGAACAAAGGCGGTCAATCCCAAGGCGGCGACAACGCAATTTACGCACACTGGAATATGCCCGAAGGATCAAGTGCAAACCTGCGCTTTTTACCTGACGGTAACTCAAAGAACACATTCTTCTGGGTTGAACGTGCAATGATCCGATTACCATTTGTTGGTGTCAAAGGCGAAGCTGAAAGCAAACAAACTTTTGTACAAGTACCATGTGTAGAAATGTGGGGCGAAGCTTTCCCAGTTCTCGCTGAAGTACGTGGTTGGTTCAAAGACAAAGCACTGGAAGATATGGGTCGTAAGTATTGGAAGAAACGTAGTTACATCTTCCAAGGCTTTGTGCGTGAGAATCCTCTCACCGACGACAAGACTCCAGAGAACCCAATCCGTCGCTTTATCATCGGTCCTCAGATCTTTACGCTGATCAAGTCAGCATTGATGGATCCAGATCTCACTGAGATGCCAACTGACTACGCAGCTGGACTTGACTTCCGTGTGACTAAAACTACCAAAGGTGGTTATGCTGACTACAACACTTCAAAGTGGTCACGTAAAGAATCAGCACTCACAGCCGACGAAGCTGAAGCAATTGAAAAACATGGCCTGTATGATCTTGCCAGTTTCTTGCCCAAGAAACCTGGTGAAGTAGAACTCCGAGTCATCAAGGAAATGTTTGAAGCATCAGTGGATGGTCAACCATTTGACATGGAACGTTGGGGTCAATACTATCGCCCTGCTGGCGTAGCAGCACCAAGTGGCAACGCCACCAACGATGCTGATGACGAAGACACCGATCGTCCAGTTCTAAAACCAACACCGCTGGCAGCTCGCGCAGTCAAAGCCGACGATGATACTGACGCGGCAGCAGCAGCTTCGGCTCCGGTCACTAAACCTACAGCTGGTAACAGCAAAGCCGAAGACATCCTTGCGATGATTCGTAGTCGTCAAAAGCAGTAATAAAATCTGGGGGGCAACCCCCAGATTCTTTTCTATTAGATCCATGAACTTTTCTATAGTTTTTGATAACACTGGGGATTCAATTCCTTTTAAGTCAGTCAATACAGAAATATTAGAATACTACGTAGAATTTTTAAATTCCAACGATGGAAATCACTTTGAGTGTTTCAACAGTCCAAGTGCCAACATACAACAGATCATCGCTGAGTTAAAACAAGTATCAATTGAATTGAATCAATGGATACCAGAAATTTTAGACTGTGAGATCCTGGTGTACTCTGATGATGAATACCTAGATCCAACTAATCTGAATCAACTTCATGCAGATTGGGTAGTTTCGCAAACAGTAAACTATGACATTGACACCAATAGAAAAGCCAAAGGACCTAGCAGCCTGGCAGATAAAATACACAATTATTTTCCTAACGACATTAGATTTCCCACTATTGACCAAGTCATAGACAGCATTGGTAAGACTACACAATACCAACAAATCAATGTGTTGGTTCATAAGTTAGAAGTACTGTTTAATCTGTTGACATTTCAAAGTGCAGATAAGTTTTACTTGTGCACCAATAATGTCTTTGACAAACAAAAAGTTTTGACCAATGACTTTGGAAATCTTAGAATGATGTTTATGCATTCAGGCCGAAGTCGTTATGATAAGTTTACAAATTTTGACAGACAGTTTGCAGATGAAAATACATATGATCAGTTAATTGGGTACGTAAGCCTACATCTGATACAACCAGAAACTGTACCGTTCAGCAATGAATACATCAGTTGGTGTCAGCAGGTAAACAAACCCCCATTGGGAGAGAGATTGAATTTTGGCAATATTCCTGATATTCAATCAAGATTAAAAGACTATAGAGTGGTTGTATTAAGGAATCTTTCTCAGTATAATAAGTTTAGCATACAATTAAGTAAAGGATAATATCATGCCAAAACCGTTTGATATAAGCAAATTTCGCAAAGAGATAACCAAGTCAATTGATGGATTGTCAATTGGCTTCAATGATCCCACTGATTGGATCAGCACTGGCAACTATGCTTTGAATTACCTTATCAGCGGAGACTTCCATAGAGGCATTCCACTGGGCAAAGTCACTGTGTTTGCCGGCGAATCAGGTGCAGGTAAGTCATACATCTGCAGTGGCAACATCATTAAAAATGCACAAGAACAAGGTATCTTTGTTGTGCTGGTTGACAGTGAAAACGCCTTGGATGAAAATTGGCTCAAAGCACTTGGCGTTGACACCAGCGAAAGTAAGTTGCTTAAACTAAGCATGGCTATGATTGATGACGTGGCCAAAACTATCTCAACATTCATGAGCGACTACAAAGCATTGCCAGATGGTGAACGTCCCAAGGTGATGTTTGTGATTGACAGTTTGGGTATGTTACTAACACCCACAGATGTCAATCAATTTGATGCAGGTGAAATGAAAGGTGACCTGGGTCGTAAACCCAAGGCACTGACATCACTGGTACGTAACTGTGTCAACATGTTTGGTAGTTACAATGTGGGATTGGTCTGTACCAATCACACCTATGCGTCACAGGACATGTTTGATCCTGATGACAAGATTTCAGGCGGTCAGGGCTTTATCTATGCAAGCTCAATTGTTGTTGCTATGAAAAAGCTCAAACTCAAAGAAGATGAAGATGGCAACAAGATTTCAGATGTCATGGGTATTCGTGCTGCATGTAAAGTCATGAAAACACGCTATGCCAAGCCATTTGAAGGTGTACAAATTAAGATTCCTTATGAAACTGGTATGAACCCTTACTCAGGTCTTGTTGACCTAGCAGAGAAAAAAGGTATGTTAAAGAAAGATGGCAACAGACTTGCTTTCACTACCAGCGATGGAGAAATAATCAAACAGTTTCGCAAAGCCTGGGAAAGTAACGAGGCTGGGTGTTTAGATAAAGTCATGGTAGACTTTCAAAATCACAGAGAAGAGGTAAGTATCACTGACAATAACAACAATGAGGAGTCGTAATGTCACTGGAACTAACTTGTGAAATTTGGAGCGAAATCAAACGATATATCAATGATATGGATCGTGCTGAAGCAGCAGAAACATTGATTTCAATATTAATTGACCATGATGTTGATGCCGAAGATATTCGCACTGCCTTTCGAGGCGAACCTGAAGTAAAAAAAGCTCTTCAGACATATCTTGACGATGAAGAAGAAGAGCATGAAGACGAAGAAGAGGATGAAAATTGGTGATCCATGTGGTATAGCCGCATAGTCGCTGACATCAGTGCAATCCCTGATTTTATAGATCACTATGAATCAGAACTGGCCTTGGCCAAGAATGATTGCCGTATCTCAGGTGTTGTAGAAAAAAACATCACTGCATTGCCGGGCATCACCGAACACCGTTTTAATCAATTACAAGAGATTGAAGCAGTGCTCAACTATCTTAACATTCAACTGCGTAAGATTCGACGACGGCATTTTCAAAAATATCTTGAAGGATATGCTCGTGCATTGTCAAGTCGCGACGCTGAAAAGTATGTTGACGGTGAAGATGAAGTTGTTGACTTTGAAACAATCATAAACGAAGTTGCCTTGCTTAGAAACAAGTGGCTAGGTATAATGAAAGGCTTGGATTCCAAACAGTGGATGACTGGTCACGTAGTTAGATTGCGTACAGCAGGAATGGAGGATATATCAGTATGAAAGCAGGAAAAGTTTGGGGAGTTACAGAACTATTTGAAGCCAATGGTGTTTTGGAATTCCATCGTATTGAAGCTGTCAAAGGTGGTGTCTGCAGCAAACACAAACACAAATACAAGTGGAATGGATTCTATGTTGAACGTGGACAACTGTTGATTCGTGTTTGGAAGAATAACTATGACCTTATTGATGAAACTGTGTTAAATGCCGGCGACTACACCAAAGTTGCTCCAGGTGAGTATCATCAATTTGAAGCTCTAGAAGATACTGTGGCGTTTGAATTGTATTGGGCAGAGTTTGATCACACCGACATTGAAAGAGAAACAGTGGGATTTGCCAAGGATGAGTAAAAAAGTATTGGTCACTGGTAATGCAGGTTATATCGGTGGACATCTAACCAACATCCTTCGACGACGCAAGAAGTATCAGGTCTGGGGCTTGGATTATGACCAACCACAGATTGAAGTGTATGATCACTTAAATGGTGACATTAGAACTATTCCCAGACTTGACTTTGCGGAGTTTGACACAGTGATACATCTAGCAGCACTAGTCAACGTTGGCGAAAGTGTACGCGATCCACTCAATTATTATCGCACCAACATTGCCGGCACTGAGAACGTACTGAGTAAAATAAAATATAAAAACTTTGTATTTGCCAGTACTGGTGCAGCAGCAGGTATGGCCAGTCCCTACGGCATCAGTAAAAAGGCCGCTGAAGATATAGTCGCACAACACTGCCAAGAAGAATCAATACCCTACACTATTTTTAGATTTTACAATGTCATTGGTAGTGATGGTGTTGCTCCTACCAATCCTGATGGGCTAATGCTTAATTTAATCAATGCTCGAAAGACCGGCGAGTTTAATATATTTGGGAACGATTACAATACTACCGACGGTACCGCGATCAGAGATTATGTACATGTCAATGAAATTTGCCATGCTCTAATAGAAGCAATTGAACGTCCGGCCAATGGTATAGAAAATCTTGGACACGGGCAGGGACATTCTGTTCTTGAAATGGTTGACTTATTCAAGCAAGTCAACAAAGTTGATTTCAAAGTTAAATTTGGACCTCGTAGGTCCGGTGATTTAGAATGCAGCGTATTGGATAGCCCATCTGCGTATCTTCCAAATCTCTACAGTATCAACGACTTGCTCAAAATCTAAATCTAACGTAATATACGCAGATAAATATCCTTATATAATCATTAGGGTAGAAAAAATCAATGTTTAAAATATTCATAGGATGGGATCCGCGCGAAGCAGAAGCCGCTGAAGTTTGCCGTCATAGCATCTTGAAACACAGCACAATGCCGGTGCAAGTTGATTTTTTGAAGCAATCTGTACTGCGCGATCAAA